AATCAGTTGTTCTTAATGCTGGTTTTCCTCTTCCATTGTATACATATAAACCATTTTGCCTAGGATCTGTTTGACCAGTTACAGCAAATCTATCGCCAGTGTTTATAATAACTCCATCTACTAAAAATTCTTGATGATATTTCCTTGGTCTTGTAGTTGTAACTAATTCACTGCCTAATGCAAATTGATTTGCAACATTGCCTGGATCAATTAAAAATACAGAAGGGTCGCTTAGGTATACATAATCATTAGTTATTGCACTTACCTCTTCTAATTCTTGCAATTTATTTTTAAAGTTTTGATCTAAATTAAATAACTCTGATGGTTTATTGTATGTAGTTTTTAAAACATTGTAAGTATAAATGTTGTAATTGTTATTTGTAAAACTTAAACCATTTTGTCTAGTTTCATCTATATCCCAATATAGTCTTAATATAGTTTTTGCATTTGTTGTAACTGTAGCGTTAGGCATAGATGATGAAGCAATTATTGGATCTGTTTTTTTAGCAATTATTTCAAATCTAGCACGAGCCAATCTTTGAATTTCAATTTCTGTTAATGGTCTATTACTTCTGCAAATGTAATCTTGCATATAGCCAGTAAATACTTGGCTTTCATCAAACACTGGTCTAAATGTAACTACTTCACCATTTTCAGCATTTCCGCTTTTTTCTAATGACCAACCAGTTCCTAAAAATGAAAATCTATTTAACCAAATTTTGTCATTAATTTCATAAGAAATTGCTTCTAAATTACCATCTACCCACAATTCTAATCTTGATTTTTTATTTTTATCTGCTTGATTCATATTGCCAAATCCATCAACAGTTCTATTTACAATAATATGATGATTGTTTAAATCATTTATTAAAGTAGTTCCTAAAACTAAAGTTTCTACACCACTAAGTCTATCTTTGTGATAAAATGCTATTTTTCCATCTACAATTCTAATGTCGCCATAATTTCTACCTTGATCACTAGAAGCATAATTTATATAATCGCCTTCATCTAAATATGCATATTCTAATGTTCTATTATGATATCTATCAGTATAAGTAGTATATGGACTTTCAGTTCTAATGCTATTTATTTCTGCTTGAACAAATTCACTATCTTTTGAAGAAGGTCTTGAATGTATTGAAGAAAAAATATCTGTTCCATCTACTGTTGCTTTTATGCTTTGGCTAACAGAACCTAAAACACAATTGTTTTGATCAGTTCTAATTGTCATTTCGTAAGATCCATAATATGAGCCAGTCATATAATTTTGTAAATAAGTACCATAATCGCTTTGACCTGCTTCAGGTATTCTTAAATATGATTCTCCATCAAATTTAAATTGCCAAGTGTTTCCAGGTCCAGTATCTTCATAATTAAATGGTTTAGTTGCAAATCCACTACTTGGATATTGAATATAATCAGTATTTCCTCTATAAGATATGTTTCCAACTCTAAGTGGCACTTTTACTACTTGGCTGCCTGCTTGATCACCAGCAAAAACAGGTCCAACACCAAGATTAATAAAACTAGCATAATTTGCATTTGATTTAGCAAAAGAAAACCAATGTAAATATATTGGTTGTCTAATTGTTGATCCTGCGGGAGTTCTTTGTTGAATGTAACTAATGTTTCCTTCACTAGTATCTGGAACTGTTAACCAGTAAGAATCTGTTTCTTGATCAACGTGGTTTACTGTGTGAGAATTTAATGAATATAATACTCTATGATATACATTTGTATATCTTGAAACACCACTTGCAGTTCCAACACCTAGTGGAACTAATGGTAGATAATACATGTAGGCTTTTGCTGTTGCTGCTGGAGAAACTATAATTTCAGCAATGCCATTTGTAGGGGTAGGAAATTCAGAATTTGTTACTAACATTGGATCAGCAAAAACAAGAGCGTTAGGATTTGTTGTTGGCATCATTTCTGCATTTGCCAAAGCAGGGTCTACAAAAACTTGTTTATTTCCAAAAGTAACTTCTGCATTTGCCAAAGCAGGGTCTGCTGCAATTATTGCATTAACTGGTGGAGTGTTAAGATATAAATCTAATTGAAATTGATGACCAAAACTTTCTAAATCAAAGTATACTGGATTGCCACTTGAAAGCGATATATAAAAACCTGTATTAGAGTTAGATGATAAATTATTGTAAAGTTCAGTAACATCTATGTAATGAAAATCACCAGAAGTCCAACTAAATGAATAATCATTAGTTACTAAACTTGCTGCTGGTTGATTTGAATTAATTATTGTATTTAATGACCAAGCACCAGTTGTTCTGTACATGTCAAGAATGCTAGTTCCAGAAGTTGCACTAAAATTTTTAATTGGAAGTTTAATTAAAGCCTTAACAACAGATCCACTTGCAATGCCACTTAATTCTGGTTTAAAATATAAAGGAGTAGTGCTTGTTATTCTTGAATCATCATCAATTTGTGCTTGATAAAACCATAAATTTTGACTACTAAAAACATTTACTATGTCATAAATTGCATCTGTTCCGCTTGGAATTTTGTCTCTTCTATTAAAACGTCTAACATGATACCAAGAATATAAATGATTTCCAGAGTCAGCAGAGGCTAAAAATTCATCTGCAACAAAATTATTATCTTGAGATGCCACAACTTGTGGATCAATCATTTCTGCATTTGCAAGAGCAGGATCTGCTGCAACTATTAAAATTAAATTTGTTATGATTGTTGGATCTATAAATTCAGCACTTGCAGTCATTTCGTTTTCAGAATTATCTTCTTCTATAGAAATTAAAGGATCGTTAAATAAACAATCTGCTAAAAGAACATCGGCTGGATTAATTTCTGCAATTTCTGGAAATGGGTTTATAAAATCTGAACTAGCATCCATACTATCTGCTACATAAGTAACATCTGGGCTAGTAATAACAACAGTTGGATCAGCAAAAATTGCAGAACTTGTTGTCATTGCATCTACTGGAATTTCTCCTAATAAAAATAAATCCCACAAAGTTGCTAAATTAGTTGCAGTATATGTAGATGAAGAAGCAACACTTAATTGATCCATAAGAAAGTTAACACTTACGGAATCTGAGCCTATTCTAAAATTAGTAAAGGCTCCGCTTGGTGCTGTAAATGAAGTTGAAACATCTAAAGAACCATTTATATATAATTCTATATTGCCACCAGATTGTCTTAATGTAACCATCATAAATGCTGGACGCAATCCAGTCCATCCAGTAGGAGTGCTTAAAAATCCACCACTAACTACCGCACCACTTGCAGCATATGACCAATGCTGTTGAGTAGATGTTAAAAGAGTATTTCCACCACTTGTAACTCTTAATTTATAAGCATCAGCACCAGCACTAGTTCCTAATAATTGTAAAACTAAAGAATTGCTTGCAAAGTTTATTGCTAAAAGATTTTTTGTTCCACTAACACCATGTTTTGAAAATTCTATAAAAAAGTTAATTGCGTAATTGCCATTATCTAAATAGTCACCAAGTGTACTATTAGTACTTTGTACAAATCCAGTTGAATTGTTAAAGAAAGCATTGTCAGATGGCCACATGCCATAATATTGTTCTGATATATCAAATCTTGCTGGAGTATTTGTTTTTGTAAACGTTGGATCAGAAACAGACCCATCGCTTGTCATATTTTCTATTGTTGCGTCTTCAAAATCCCAAAAATAGTCTGGATTATATTCAGTTACAGTCCAATTTTTCATTAACATAATAAAAATAGCCGCAACGCTTATGCGTATACGGCTACTGTTTCACCTCTTAAAAATTTTGGGTTAATTGCTGAAATGCTATGTCCTGCAATTGAAAGAACTTTGTTAAGTAGAGGCAGGCTAATGGTTGCGTAATTAATTATATCCATAGGAAGATAATTTAATTTAATTACTACAAAAGGATTAATAGTTTTTGCTATTAATTCAATTGATTTAGCCTGCACTCTTATATTCATATAATTTACGCTACTGTAATAACAACAATACCTGTTGCATCCCATGTGATTGTAAAATTACCTGAAGATGATGATTGATCAGAACCAAAGTCAACATAACCAATTACTGGTCTTGTTGCATCGGATGCTGGTGAAGCATCATAAACTACTGCGTAACGTGCTGTGATAGTACTTGCTGACCAAGTAGTATCTGCTGCGTCAAGAACAACCTTGTTTGTTGCACCATCATAAGTGATAGTTTTTGAAGCCAAGGTATTTCCACCTGCAGTATATCCTGTGCCAGATACTTCATTTGCGACTACATCATCGAAATAGTCGTGAGTATCTTGGTTTGGTGTATAAGAACTTGTTAGAAGTGCTACCTTAATGGTATCAGTGTCCCAATCAATTTCCTTATTTAATGCTTTTAGTAAGAAGGAACCATATAACTTTGAAGCCATGTGTTATTCCCCCCCCTTATGCCGTTTTCTCTACGATTGCGAACGCACCAGCATCTGCTACTGCAAAGCCTCTGCGAATGCGAGTCTTAAGAAGAACGCCATCCTTTGCGAATTCTGCATCACGAGAAACAACTGATTCTACGCCACCACGAACGCCATTAATTAACATTTGGCGGTTACCAACGATTAATAATTCGTTTCCTGTTGGAGCATCTGTTGCTGCTGAAGATTTTGCTGCACCGTAAGAAACAACTAATGGATAACCAAATAATTGTCCTGGTGTTGCTGCAATTGGATTTGGAAGAACCAAATCGTTGTTGCTGTCAATCATTCCACGAAGGTGACCTAGCATTTTTGGATGTGCCATAAATACTGTGTTTGCTGCATCAAATTTTTCGCTTGATTCAACTGCTGATAAAGCATTGTTAATGTCTGCAAAAGATAGTGCACCACCTGTTGTGATTAGATTTGCACTTGCTGATGGAGAGGTTGTAATTGCTCTGTATAGTGATGTAAATGGTGCAGTGTCTGTACCATCTGTTGCCACTGTAACTGCAAGTGTTGCGTTGTCAAATTTACGTGCCCAACGTGATGCCCATTCTCTTTTGTATGTTGCAAGTACGTCTACGATTGAATCGTTTACGTCTTCCTCAGAGATGTACATAATTTGTGCATATTTCTTTGCTGTTAATACTACTTCGTCTAGTGTTGCTACTGCTGATGGAATTTCATCGCCTTCTGCGACTACATCTGCTGCATCTGAAACAAAACGAGGTACTGATTTAGTACGTGAAGCCATTGCTTCTCTACGTGCAAATGATTCAACTGCAGAGTTAACTAAGGTTGCTTGAACTGCTTGGCTACCTTGTTCCTCTAAGATGTAACCATTGGCTTCGGTAAAGTCTGTACGTGTTAATGCCATGATATTACTCCTTTTATAATTTTAGTTTAGTTTGTGAATAATGAATCGTCTAATTCAAAATATAGCAATCCTAAACGTCCATTTAGAGTATTGCGTTTTGATATATTCATTATACCACACATATTAAATTTTGCCTAATATGTATTTTGCTTGTTTTTCAGTTGCAGATAAAGAAGTGTTTGCAGGATTGTCTGCCGCAGCATTTACCCTACCCCCAACTCTTATTTTTGGATCAAAAAGTTCTGGAAAATCACCTTTAAGGACTTCCATTTGTTCATCTAATCCAACTATATCTTTATCAGGATCAAAACCAATTTTTCCAAAATCAAGATATTTAAATAATCTATCTGCATTAGGTAATCC